TCAGACTGTTGCATGTTTGCTTGAGCTTGAGCTTGAATTTGCTGTTGTTGAGCGGCTTGATCTTGCTTTTGCTTCTGTATTCTTCTGTATTTTAATATTTGATTTGCTAAAGTTATGTTTTTAACTTCTCTAATATCTATAGCATCTTCTAAATATATTTGACCTGATTGCAAAGCTACTTGTATGTTTTGCTCTAGCATAGCTTTTTCTTCATCATCAGGCTCAAGTTCTAAGTAAATTCCAAAATCATATAAATGTAGATTTTTTAATTCTTCTAAATTTTGAGTATTAGTTAAAGATATACTTTGCATTAAAGCTTGCTTAGTTAAATCAAACTCTAAAGCGTCTGCTAATCTTAATGATATGTTTTCACAAGCTCTTAACGTTAAATACAAACTAGCATCAACAATGTGTTTAGTTGCTATGTTTGAAGCGTTGGCAGCCATTTTTTGCAATCCGACTAAAGCGTCTTTGTCTGGTAAACTGCCATCTCTTGCCTCATTTAATCCTGTTACATCTCTTATCATTTGTAAATAATATTGATAAGTAGCTATAAGTGATTGTATTTTTCCGTTAGAACTTGAAGTCTGTAATTCTTGTATAGGTACTTTACCTCTATTAGGATCACCATCTTGAGTCAAGCTTCTACCAACTATACTACCAGTTTGAAAGTACATGTTTAATGCTTCCTGCGGATTATAATTTGTTCCATTACCTAAATCAACCTCTGCTAAACCATCTACATCTACAAATACACCATCTGGAACCATACGCTGTATAACTTGTTGTAGTTTTAATGATGTTAACTGTATCATATCCGCAAAACTAGTACATCTACTAACTAAAGATTCTATACGACCTTGATATAGATTAGGTGCACATATAACATAGTTCATTTTAACTTTAGTTAAATCACTATTAGGTCTTGTCATATTCTCGGCAAGCTTCCATTCAAGCATCTGTGGAACACCCATAACTTTAGCACCACTAAATAAAACCTCTATTGATCTTGAAACCCTATCAAAGTTATCGCTTTGTGGTGGGTTAAATGTATCAGGCTTTTCTAATGTTTTTTCTAAACCTGTGTCTGTTTTTTTGATTTTAAAAACTTGATCAATAAATGTTTTGTATTCAAAAAATAATATCTGAACTAAATCATTGTCGTAATTTGGATTAGCTATATAACCATCACGACCAGGGTATTTAACCATTTTTTCTAATTCTTCACTTGTAAGATATGGAAATTTCTTTTTGATTTCAGCTAAAGTCATAGACTTTATTTCACCAACATAATATATATCTTCAAAATTAGGATCATTAGTATATGAATAGACTAAATTAGCAGGATCTACATAATCAACTACAACACCCTCTGATTTATTAAAAGTTGTTTTAACAGCCCCAATGCCTATTGTAACTATATCTTCTATAGTTCTTTTATTAGTTAACTGATATTTATTAAAAGCCAAAGTATTGTTTATAGCTTCTTCTTCAGCAATTTCTACAGATTGCTTATAACTTAACTGCATGTGTATTTCTAACTCTTCTTTTGATTGAGGAAGATTCTCTGGATCCGTTGTATTGAAAAGATTTAATCCAGTTTGCTGCTGTATTTGTAGTATTTGCTCTTTAGCCATCATGTCTCTATATATACCACTTACATAATCAGTTCTTTGTTTTAAAGAAAATGGATCTTGAGCATAAGCTTTTAAATCATAATCTTTAGCAGCTATACCATTTACAACTATATCTACAAACTTAGGTATTATAGGTACTGGCTTCCAGTCTAAATTTAAATAAGACAAATCACCATTAATAGATAATTCATCTTTATATTTTTGCACACTCTGCTCGCCTCTAGCGTATAATCTTAAATGATGAAACTGTTGATAACCTGTATTCCATCTACTACCGTTTACTCTACCACCTCTAAACCATTCATACTCAATAGCTTGACCAACTAGCAAACCATATTCTAAAGATTTCTTTTCCTCTTCAGATACCATCTGATCGGGAAACGCACTATTAACACCAGTGTTTAATTTCATCTATTAATTATTTTTGATTCATTGCCTCTATTGTCATACTTAGAAAAGTTTAAATTTACAGGTTGTTTTATAACCTCGGCAACGGGTCTATATTTGTTTTTATTGCAAGCCATAATCGCTAGACCAGAGCTTATTGATGCATCATGTTTTGTTCTATTGTTTATATCAAAAGCAGCCCAGTCTTCTAATGTACGTTGAAAATACATCGTTCCATACTGTTCATTGTTATATCCAATAAACATCTCTATATAAGCTTCAATAGCAGCAGCATGCGCTTGTTTAACATCTTCACTTGAATTAGGTATACCACCTATTTCTTTTTCTGTTACAGATAATTTATGCATTGTTTTATCTGGTCTGTTCATAGAGTAACCTCTATAACCTCTTCTTTTAAAATGATATAATAATCTAGGTTTGTTATTCTCTGCAAGTATAGGCATACCGTAAAATACACAAGCCATAAGTACATCTTCAAAAAATATTTCAGCAGTCTGAGGTCTAGCTATATATTCTAAAAATAATAAGTTAGGCGGAGCATCTTCCATACTAAACTTAGTTAAACCATGTAATGATCCTTTAGATCCTCTACCGTCTACAGTTCCTGATATATCATAACTGTCACAACCGAAAGCACCCATATGATCATTGCCAGGAAACTTTCTACCATTTTTTATAAGAACTCTATTTTGTTGATCTTTATTTGGCACCCATGAAACGTAAAACCTACCTTGATTACTTGGAACAAACATAACGCTTGTATCTTTAATCCCACCTTCCCACTGAAAATTACCCTGTGTAACAACGTTAGAGTGTTTTAAATCTTCATTGTAATCTATTTGTTCATAGATCTTTGTAAGATTAAACAGTGATTGTTTTGTTTCATCTCTGAATGCATGTTTCTCAGTACGTGGAAATTGTCTATATAATTCATTAAGTGCATCAGGATCGTCCTTAAGACCATCTACTTCATTCTCCCAGTGTTCTATTACACCTATTTCAATCGGGAAGCCATCAGGTCCCGTCTTTTTTTCTTTGGGTGTCTCAAAGACAGGTAATCCATAAGAATCAATGTATCCTTCGTAATTCCACTCCATAGGAATGAACAAGCTATATAATCCCGAGCTAGTCTGCCCATTGCGGTTTCTTCTGGTAACGTCTGAGTCATCATATAATTTTTTATAATTTCTACCTCCTTTATCTAAAGCATTTGACGTTGAACCCATCATACACTTACCTATAATTCTAGAACCTAATCGTAAACAAGTTTTTGTAACCCTCCAGTTGTTTAATATATTGTCAGGTTTTTCCCACTTACCTGATTCATCGTGTACAAGTAGTTTTAATTTTTCACCATCATAACTGTTATCTCCTGTATTTTTCCAGTCAATAGTTGTATCTAATCCTTCTAGTTCTTCTAATTGTTCGTTACTATCTAGTTTACGTCTTGTAAATCTGCTAGCAGGAACTCTGTATGCAAGTTCTGTTTTCGGTCGATCCATACCGTCTTGAATTGGCTTGAAGAAAAACGGGTAGTTGACGGAAATGGGTACGATTTTATCGGTAAACATTTTCTTCGCATCAGCCCCTGATTTTGAAAGGACACCGTATCTAGCATCACTAGAGATAGTGGCAAGGTTGACTGTTTCGCCAGATGCCATGAATGAAAAACCAGACCGTCTGTTTTTGAGGTAGCACATTCCGTAGCAGCGTGTATCTGCTTTGCAAGCTTCCCAGAATATAAAGAATAATCTGTTTGCTTCTCGAAAGTCTGCTTGCCCAACATCAATCTTGGACCACTGCAAGTACATGTAATGAGTACCAGTAATATAAGTAGCTTTACCCTTGTTAGTAAACCAATAACCTTCGTGGCGCCTGGCAAATTCTCTATCAATATATGCATACCATTTTTCTTTAAAATCATCCGGATATTGTTTCCAGTCAAATATTGTTTTAATCTTAGCTAAAGTTTTTGGGTACTCGTGTGTCTGCCATTTGTCAGCCTCAGTAAAAACTTCGTTTTCTTTTGGTAATGCTATTTTAAGATTTTGTATTTCATACACTTCACCGATCTGACCAGTTTTAGATATAACAACTACATCATGTTCTTTGTTGTAACCATAATCCCACTTCTTAGATTTGTTTAATCTTTTTATAACATGTGGTTTTATGTGATCGATTACTTTGTATAAAGTTTGCTTGTACATTACTTAGATCTTCTTTCTGCAAAACCTCCAAAAGCTTTAGCTTTAACCTCTTCTTTTGGTTTTTCATTTATCATATCTTCTTCTTCTTTAATACGGTTTAGTATTTCAAAAGCATCAAATATAGCTAACTTTTTAGTTGCAGCAGCGTTCTTTAATCTATCAGCAGATATGTCGTCATCAGAATCTACAATAGCTTCTTTAGCTACTTTAATTAATTCTTCAACTGCTATGTGCCCAGCGTGGATTATATTCTTCTTCGTTTCCTTGACGTTCATGCTTAATTACAATATCATTTGATTTCATACAATAAAGACGTTTGCCATCAACGACAAAGTCATATTCTCCATTAGGTGTATAACCTACAAGGTCTCCCTCGTTGATTCCTAGCACTTCTAACGCACTATTACCGTATTTTAATATACCAATAAGATATTGCTCTTGATCAGACACTGTATTGTCATTACTTTTAATAGGACTTATAAAGCATCTATCATTAATAGTTTGCCATTTATCCTTTCTTTTATATAAATACACTTGATCTAACTGAACAAAATATAAACCATCTTTAAAATAAGACTTACTATTCTTTTCTTCACCTCTTACATTATACCATCTTCTAAAAACATTATGGTGAATCATTATTAAATCACCTTTTTTAATATCAGTTTTAAACGACAAAGGTGTTTCTATAACTTTAGCTATATTATTTACGGATTTAAAAGTTTCTACTTGTGTGTTAATTATAAGGCTTTTGTCACCTACTTTAACATCATTATTATATCGCTGGCCAACTGGCTCAACGATAAAGTCAAATAAACTTTTCACTAATATTCTAAATCATACTCAACTGATATTGCCATGTTAGAATTAAACTTCTTCCACGGCAATACTTCGTCTCGTTTTTTGATGTAGATATTATAGGAATTATCTGTTTTATCAGAAAGTATATGTGATATTGTATGCCCACCATATACTGACTGCCCTAACGAGTAGTGCATAGCATCAGTTTTATAGTCAGAACCAATACTTATCTTTCTAATTACAGATGACATTATTCCTTTTTATCCTCTTCTTTTTCAATTGGAGTATATGTTCCATCTTCTAAATTAATGTTGATAGATCCATACTCTTCTTCTAACTCTTTTTTAAAGTCTTCAGTCTCTTTGTTTACTTCGTGAAACTTACCTAATACTGAGGTTTTCTGGGCTTCTAAAAATCCTACTTCGTTTAACAACTTGTTTAAGTCTTTTTGAAAGCCTTGGATTTTTTCTAATTGGTCTTTTTTAATTTCCATTTTTAATTTAATTTAATT